GCCCCGTAATTGACACGACCGTACTTGTTCATCATGAAGTTGCGAAGTGAATCGATGAAGGTGTACCCGGCCATGATGTAGTCCGGAGCGCCACCGTTCTTGATGCACGCGCGCCACGCCTTTTCCATCTCGCCGTTCAGATCGCCGGTCGCGGTCGTTACGTCGAGATCGACCTTGGTGTAGTTCCGCCAGTACAGATTGGCCGCGGAGTCGATACCACCGACCGAGGTTGACCACGTGATGGAGTTGTCGTTGTTGGCGCACTGGACGAGAAGATCGAGGCCTGCAATGGCATCGGCGTCCTGCGTGCCGTCACGGTGCATTTCGATGTCGAACTTTTCTTCGTAACCGAGGCGCAGGGCTTCGGTCTGTTCTTCCAGCAGGTTCGTCAACTGGATCAGTTCGGCGTCCGAGGCGGTCTTGCTCTTGCCCTCGTGAATCACGATGCCGTTCTGCGCCAGACGGTCCTCGTCGAGCGCGAACCCGTCATGCGCCGAAGCCCATGGGAAGTTCGCCTGCTTGACAGTCTTGCGTTTGTTGTAGGTGACGGTCTTGGCACCGTTGAACCACTGGAAGTTCGAGTCGTAGGAGGTACGCAGTTGAATCACCACGTACTGCTTCGCGCCCGGATAGGACTTCTTCTTCGCCATGAGTTTTTCGAGCCACGGGCGCTCGATGGCGATCTGATCGATGGGGTTGTTTTTGAGGTAGAAATCCAAGCTGGTCATGCCAGCGGTGGAAATTTCCTCGGCGGTAAAAGGCATGGTCGTATCCTCGATGAAAGTCAGCGGAGACGAACCCGCGTTTCTGTCAATCGAGGAGACGAACCCTCATGCGGTCATTGCCGGGGACGAAGTCCGGCTTGCGTCTTAAATCCCGAGTCCCTGCCGGATTGCTCCGAGCATGTCCTTGGGTTGTTCCTGCCCCCCCGCCCCGGCGTTCGGGCGAAGTGGGCGATTACCACCGCTATTATTAGCAGGCGGATTGGCTTTTGCAACTATTTCTCCGATCTGCTCGTACTGCTGTTGCAGATAGGGAAGCCATGATCCCAGCGGCAGGGTTTTCCGGGCGAATTCAGCGGCTTTCAGCAGCATCGGAGCTTTGGCCTTCCAGTCGATGTCATTGGTTTCGCGCTCGGCCAGAAAGGTCTCGATACTGGTCAAGACCTGTTGTTGCTGTTCCTTTTGCGCCCGCAGGTACTCGTTGCGCCGGCCATCCTCGGCTTCTCTGTCCTTGCGCGCCTTCTCCTCGCGCCGGCCTTTGGCGATCTCGCGCGCGGCCTCGGCGGTGATCTGGCGATCTTCCACCTGCTGTTGCAGATCGGAGAATTCCTTCAGGAAATCCACCCCCGCAATCTCGACGTTGTGTTGCACCGCGAGATTGACCGCGGCTTCATAGAGTTTTTTTGCCGCCTCGGCGGGGTTCTTGTTGATCAGGGTAAGCATATCGAGGGCTTCGACAAACTGCGGTTCCGTCGCGCCCGTGGATTTCACCATTTCCCGGAAGCCGGCGATGGTCTGCCCCATGCCTTCGATCTGCGTGGCCTGTTCCTTGTGAGACGTGACGAGTTTTTGGAAACGATCCTTGGATTTTTCCTGAAGCCCCTCGGGTTCGGCGTAGAGATCGATTTTCTTCTCGACCTTCTTCTCGCCCTCGGGTGTCTTTTCCCCGTCCGGCTTCTTCCCGTCTTTTACGACTTCCTTTTTCTTTGCGCCTTTCTCATCAGGTTTTTCAAGTTCGAGCGCCTTGCGGATTGCCTGCTCCGTGGACTCAGGCTCACCTTCTGCCCCTTTCTTCTTGCCGTCCGCAGCAGGTTTGTCAGCGCCCGGTTTTGCTCCGTCTGGTTTTTTTTCGCCTCCTGCTTCATCTTCAAGATGAGCCTCCGCAGTTCCCTTTTCAACTCCGGGCGCAGCGGCTTCATCGTTACCGGGTTGTTCATGCTCGGATTCCGAGCCAGTGCCGTTTTTTTCATCGTCATCGTCTTGTCCCTGAATACTCATGCGCGCCTCACTGTAATGTCCCCGGCGATGCGGTGGCAGAGGCGCGTGCCGCCGGACTCACAAGCCCCTGTTGCAGACGTTCAATCTGCTGCTGATACAAATCGAATTGCGCGCCGAGTTCCTTGGCTTCGGCCTCGGCCACGTTCTTCAATACCTTGCTCTTGAGTTCGAGAATCTGCGCGTCCATGAGTTCGAGTTGCTTGCGCGCGGCCTCTTGCTGTTGCTCCATGATCGCCATCTGCTGCGGATCGATCTGACCTTCCTCCTGCTCCGGGAAGAACGTATTGATGTCCAGCCGCTCGTCAAAGCGGCGCATGGTCTCCTGCATGATCTTAATCAGGGAATCCGCCGTGGCGGTGTCACCGGCCTTGCGGAACTCATGCACCCGGATCACGGCCTCGGTGATGGGTTTGAGAAACTGCATCCATACCTCTTGTTCCAGCCGCTTGTCAGGCTTGCCCGTGGAGCCGGCGCGAATCCTGATCTGCACCATGTCGAAGGTTTCGTCCTTCGTGAGTTGCGGCCACGTAGCGCCGGGTCCGGTGATGCGGAGTACCTGTTGCTCCGTGAGTTCCTGCAACAGAATCTCGGCGCTGTACTGCGCGATCTGCTGCATCATGTCCTCGTTCACGTCCACGCGGTCGTTCATGCGTGTCGCCATGCCCTGTTGCAGATACTCGGCCTCTCCGAGCGTCTTGGCCTTGGCGACCACGCCGCGGGCGGCGTCCGGCTGACCCGAGATCAGTTCCCAGTCCACGCGGATCGGTTGCACGTCATACACGCGCGGATCGATGGCCGGGTTCTCGAATACTTCGAGGTAGTCGCGCAGTTTGCGTCCGGGATCACCGTCGATCAATGCAATCTCGAACGGTTGAGCATCGCGGAGAGTCTTGGCGTCTTTTTCCGATACCGATCCACTCAAGCCGACCCAGTGCGGGATCGACCAGCGCCGATGTTCACGCAGGTTGGTCCGGGTTTCGTTGTACTCGTCCTGCAACTCGCGCAGCAGTTCGACATCGGACAGCGGAATGAGCGTGCCGTCCAGCGGATTGAAAGCAAGAATAAAATACGGATACCAGCGTTCGCCCAGCTTCTCGGGGTGGTACGGCTCCCGCATGTAACCGTCATACCCGTCACACAGGGTATAGATCGTATTGGTGGTCTTGTCCCATATCTCCCAAAAACACAGTTCCTCCTCCACGTCCTCCTTCTGCCGGCCTTCCTTGTAGGAATCGCCCTGTCTGACGTAGGTAGTGCCCTTGTGTGGAGAAAAACCAAACATCTTCTTCGACCACTCCTTCGGGCCGTAGATACGCTCGGCCATCCAGTTCGATTCTGGATACGATACGATCTCGCGCACGTTGCCGGATATCACCAAATTCTCGGACAGCACGCGGTCGATGACCATGCCTTCCTGCCGCACGACCTCGACCTTGGCTTCCAGCGCCATCAACTGATGCTTCAGTTCTTCGCGCTTCGCTTCCTGTTCGCCCCGCAGCATGTCATCCTCGATATCCTTCATCAGCATTTCGACGTGCTGGATGTTGTCCTGAATATCCTCGATGCGCGCCATGATGATCGGGTCTTTCTCGATGTCGCGCTGGTAAATGACCTTGAGGATTCCCCATGCCGTGGTTTGCGCGCTCATCACGTTCGCCTTGGCCTTGCCCTTGAGGTTGGCCTGTGACTGGGAGAACTGGTTGTTCAGGACGATGGAAAGCGTGGTGCAGAACTTCTTGATGGCCTCGTACCGGATCGGCTCGACGGACTCGGTGGGATCGACATCGATCTCGGGGTTGCGCGCGTAGATTTGCGGCACCGCATTGACCATCGTGGAATAGATGAGGTTGGCGCGAACGAGATTCTTCTGTTCGTCCTTGCTCAGTTCCTCGGAATGCTGGCGACCGCGGGCATAGGTGCGCCATTGCGGGATCGCTTTGTGGAACTGTTCGTAATCCTGACAGGTGAGACGCGCCTTGATGCGCTTGCGCCATTCTTTGACGAGGGCTTTTTCGTCTTTCGGAATTTCCTCTCCCTCGGAACCACGAACACGTTCCGCCCCTTCCGGGGCGGAGGTGTTTTTCTTGGCTGACTTACGGGCCACTTACGCGGCCATCTGGCAGTTGACACCACCGGAGGTGTACGCGGTCGGGAGCATTCGCATGTACTTATACAACTTGACCTCGACATTCATGCTGATACCCGCGGTCGCGGCCGGGATCGGCGGAGCGCCCAGCGCGGCGACGGCATCGACCCACGTGGTCAGGGTGTCCTCGTTGCATCCCTGAATCTGCACCGTGCCGACGAACACGGCGGCACCGGGGCGATCCCCGATATGCACCATCGCAGAATGATTCTGCATGAACGGCGTCTTGTCGCACACGACCGCGACAACTGCCGTGCCACCGAACACGCCGTTGCCCACGGAACCAACCAGTTCATAGGTCGTGTCGGTCACACGCTTGACGGTCCACAGACCATTCATGGCCGTGAGACCCGTGACGCCGACGATGGCGATACGATCACCGTCCTTCAGGCCGTGACCGGCGGTGATGGTGGCGACGATGGGGGTGGCGTTGGTGCCGCCGGTAATGAGAATGCCGGCGACGGCGGACGAGGCGGCTCCGAGACTTTGGCTTTTCATGATAATGCCCTCACTATTTTCACAGAGACCGGCCCTGTGAGCCGGCGCGATTTCATGCAGGGACGCGCCCCTGTGCTTTCCCAGCGCCGCCGCTAAAGTCGGTACGGGTGTTTCTTCTTCGGTTCTTCGGTCTGGCGGATCATGTAGTCGAAGGTGCCGGGTTTCGGTCCCTCGTCCTTCTGCTTCGCCTTGCCCTCGGCTTGATGACGGGATACCAGACTGTATCCGGTCTCGTCAGCCGCGTGATCCTCCATGTCCGTATCATAAACCTCGGGATCGTCCTCATCTACCTGCAACTCCGGGACAGTCCTGATCCAGTGTTCGCACGAATCAAACACGAAAAATAGCTGATCTGCAAGGAGTTGTTGCATCAGCGCGCAGCGTGAGGCCACCGAGCGCGGGCCTTGGCTGGCCGGTATCCAGCGGACCCCGTTTTTCGAGAAGATTTCACCTATCGAGATTTCCTTGCCGTGGCCTTGCTCGATCCAGATGGAGCGATCCGCCGGGTTGCGCTTGAACTTGATGCCCTGCGAGAACTCGGGCTTCTCAATCTTGAGGAGTTTCTTCGCCACCTCCCCGGCGGTTTCCATCGATCCCACGTTCGGCTCTCCCCCGTAGCCGTACACCTCGCGGTATCGGTAAATCTTCCCGCTGTCCGGGTCCATCGTGTAATAACCGACCGAGTACGGGCGGCGATATCCCCAATCGAGTGCGCGCCAGCGCGGCCATTCGAGCGGAATCCGGAACGGCTTGACCACGTGAATCTTGTAGTCGAACTGGTTGAAAAACTGTCCCTCGGTCAAATCCCAGCGCCCTTCGAGGAGCGCCTTCTTGAGTCGATCCGGCAGGCGCAACAGCCGCGCCATGTAGCGCCGGTCCTTCATGAGATGCGGGTTGTCGGTCAGCTTGGCCGGGATGAATGAACGCCAGAACTTTTCCTTGTGCCCGTCCGGGAACATGACTTCCTCCATGAAGCAATTCGGATCACCCAGCGGACTGATACGAAAACGCTTCTTGACCCACGTGTGACCGGGACCGTTCGGGTTGCAGGTGGCACGCGTGAGGCACGGGATCGTCGTATCGGTCGAACGCGTGCGGGTCTGCATGAACTCATAGGATTTCATGGTCGGGTGCTGGGTCAGTTCATCCCAGCCGACATATTGGTATTCACGTCCCCAGTGAGCAAGGATGTCCGCTTCCCGGCGGCAAAAACGAAAGATGACCTTGGCCCCGCTAGGCCATTCCCATTCATGTTTCGATTCGTTGTACTTGGCGGAGGGATATATCTTCGAGTAGTACAGGCGGGATCGGTCGATCAGTTCAGACAGTTCATCGAACGTGCGCCGGAACAGGACCGCGCGGTACTTGGGATACTCGGTCGCCCCAAAACTTTGCCCGCAAGCATCGATCACCAGCGCGTCCGACTTGCCACCGCCCGCGGCTCCCCCGTACAGGGTCTCGTCCTCGCCGGCTGTCAGGAACTCGTATTGCTTCGGGGTTGGCTCCCACGCGATGGGCTGATCCGCCGGGATCGATGCCTTGGCCTCATTGATGAGGCTCTGAATCTCAGTGGCGTTTGCGCTCATTGATCCGCACCAGTTCGCCCAGCATCTCGGCAGAGTTGATGTCGGAGTTGATATAGTCCTCGGGCATGATGATCGAAGGATCGTTGCTTTTGTCCGCGTACATGGCTTGCGTCACGAGGAAGTGCATGGCACGCGCCGCGATCAGTTCGGCCGGCGTCTGCGGTCCCTTCTCGATGTCTGGCATGGTGTCAAACGAGGACTGGTATCGGATCGTTCCGGCTTCCGGGTCCACGTCCTCGATGACGATGGTGATCTTGTTACGTTTGTGCATTACTTTCTCCGGAAGGTGATTTGAACGGAGCGCATTTCCGATGTTCCCGTATCCAGCGTGCCGCGCGATGACGACTTCTAGGCGAGTACACAAAAAGCATACCGGGCCAAAGGGCGGAACAACATAAACATATCAACCTACCGTTTACCCAGTAAATCCACGGCGTTATATGTTTATTCTTTGGAAGCCCTAATTTTTTCCTCGGTGGCGCTTGTGCCTCAGATGAAGTTCTCGATCTCGCGCAGCGTTTCCCTGATCTCATTGTGCAAGCGTTCGGTAATACCGGCATAGTCACGGAGACGTTCTGCCACGGTTGCCGTCTTGATGGCAGCAAGCTTTGCCTGATTTCCCTGCTCCGGGGACGGCTTGGGTCCATAGATGCGTTCACAGACCTGCGTGAGACGATGGCGAATCAAACGCAGTTCCGAAAGGCTGTTCTCCATGTTGACGAGCAATATGTTGATCTCGCCTTCCTGTGTTGCTTGTTGTGCCATTGCGCCTTCGTTCATGTGATGTCCTCGTGTTGGTTGAAAAGATACCCCGGCCTGTGTATCGCTAGGAGTTACGATACCGGGTCCGCCGGCAGGGCCACGCTCTACATGAATCCCTTCCCGTCCGTTGGCTTACGATCTTCCGCTGGTGGACCGTGCGGAAGGATGATGTCCCCCGTCTTGCTTTTGGCGTTGACGGAGCAGACGCATAGCCGAGCCAACAGGTGCGGTGCGCCCAAGAACATTCGATCAAGCCGCCAGCGGGTTCAGCAATTCCTCGCCTTCCGGCAAGGCCGGGACTTCCGTGACGGTCAGCAGTTCGTCCGGGATCGGCCCCAAGTCCTCATGAAAGGCCGCGAGTGCGCCGGCAATATCAACGGCCTGCACGTACTCGGTAGTGGTGAGAATATCGCCTTGCGCTTCGATCTTGAAAATCTTCATCTGCGGATTAGGTTCCCCTTCTCCATCGATGGGGGCACCAGCGCCAGTTGGGATAAACGTCTGATTTCCCGGTCGCGTGAGCGCATCCAGATCGTCGGTGGTGGTGTCGGTGTTTAACACGGCACTCTTGATCGATTGGCCGGCTTGCTTCAGATCGTGTACCAGTTGCGCCGCCAACAATACCGCTTGCTTGGTTTCTCCGATTCCTGCAATGACAATGGTGTACTCACCCATGATGCTCTCCTGTGGTTGAAAGGTGGAAGCGGGAGATGGAATCGAACCATCACACCCGGATAATGAGTCCGGCATTCTGCCGTTGAACTATCCCGCTATAAACCCTACTCACGCGCTCGACGTTTCGCCTTGCAGAAACCTCGCGGCCGTTGTTCGGCTACTCCGGATACCCGGTCAAGGGTGAGCGCGCTTTCGGGAACTGTAATCAACAGGTGATGTGTCTGTGCCGGATTAAAACTTCGAGCGTTCCATTATCGCTTTCGCGGTTAAGGACTTCAGCCGACACCCGCCTTCATGGACACCCTACGACACATCACCTGCTACTTCTCATCATACGTCCGGTTTCTGGCTGTTCATAGAGACCTCCTCCACCGGAGCGGCATTCCTATTTGCGGTCGGTATGCTTAGACCGTACCTTGCACGGATATCAGAACTTCACGCCACCCATGAGCATGTTGCGTGGCGGGTTCTTGCTGGTATCGACGTTGTGATTGCAGACACGCCGACAGTTCGACCAGTGATCGAGCGAGATAGTGAAGTGCTTCCCGATATCGAATCCAGCCGCGAGATGAAGGTTTGTATTCTGCCCTTCCCCTCGCAGCGGGTCTTGCGCGTAGGCGGGACCGATACTCAGCTTGATCGGGCCACTGAACGGTTTGAAGCCGTAGTCCACGCCGATCAGGATGTTCTCGGGATCATTGCCCTCGTAAGTTCGAGCCACGTACCAGCCGAGGCTCTGGTTCATCACGTTCACATCACCGAACAGCATCATGCTCTGCCCGCCGTCATCGTCCAGATGCGATCCGGCTTTGATGCCGAGATCGGCCTTGACCGGCTGTGAGAACGCACTGATGGCGATACAGAGGCCGATGAATACCAGCATCACCAGCCACGCACGGGTTGTTTGTCTTGATTCATGCAGCGTCTTTCGCATTTCGCTTCTCCTCGGGTGTAAGTAGGGGTTGCCCCGGCGCACGCCGCGTCGGGATCAGCACAGCATAAGGCTTTTCGGTAGGCGTGTCATACGTGAACATGCCGCGGTTCTGGCCCAGCATCTCAAGTGCCTTGAGTTTATCCACCTGTGCGATTTCGGTTGTTATCGTATTGATTTCAGGATTGTTTTCGGTCGCAGACACGGTGACGCGCTTCATCTTGATCTTCTGGATCGACATAGCCGCGTCCGGGCTGATCTCGTTCGAGGGTTTGATCCGGATACCGTTGTCATCCCATTGGCAGACTTCGGTGATCGGGGTGTAGGCGGCGCGCATGAGGCCGCGGATTACGTCGATCTGCCGGTTCTCCCATGCCTGCGCCTGAATGACGGCCTGCTCGGCTTCGCGCTGCTTGACGATGGCCTGAATGCGGTCACTGATCTGTTTGATGCGGGTGATGATGTGAGGATCGCGCATCAGCTTCGAGGCTTTCACCTCGGCACTGTTCTGCTTCAGGTGCGGCCAGATGGTTTTCGCGGCCTTGGTCTGGTCTCCGCCGTTCGCCACGTACTCCTCGCAGTACAGCATCCGTTTCGGATCGGATTTCTTCGGCGGGGTGGGTGGGTGAGTTTTCTTCATATGCTACTCATCGTCTCGCACAGCGGTATCTGTATGTTTTCGTCGAACCATTCACGGGCCGGTGAGATCGGTTCCAGCGCGTAATCCGGGCCACATACCCGCTTTCCGTCATGGGTTCTCACCCAGTACCACTCTCCATCCATGAAGGTTTCCCACTTACTGAGAATCGTGCATTCCGTCCCGACATATTCAGGTTTCAGTCTGGCCTTGACGATTCTGGCCCGGTCTCCGGGTTTGAATTTCATCTCTCACGGCTCCCGGCATACAGTCCGACAAGAACTATTGCCACAATAAACAGCAGCGCCAGCCATCTCACGCTTTCGATCAGGAACAACATGATGAATTGCTCGATCATTGTACCGCCGGCCCCCCAATCTTTTCGGCACCTGTTATCGGAATCATAACCCGCACCAGTTTATCAGGGAAGCATCGCGGGCTGCGCTGCATGTGATCTTGCCCGAGGTGGATGATCGTGTTATCCATCCATTGCAACACGTCCTCGTTTCCGCGCATCGGCACCTCGACCTCGATATCCTTCAGGCCGCACAGATCGCAGGAGTAGCGGACCTTGATGGTCGGCGTCTCGATCTGCTTGGCGGCGAGTTCGCGCGAACACTCCGCGCAGATGCCGGGACCACCGCAGCGGGCCTTGCTGCCATCGGCGTTCGGGGTGACGTGGCCGTGTCCGCTCATAGCGCGAACTCCACCTGTTCAAACCACGCATCGGGCCACCAGTGATTGCTCTTGTGGCCGTTGTAAGCGCGCGGGATGACTTGGATGTTCCACGGCACGGTTAAGCCGCACACGTGCGGGTGATTCAGCGGGACGATGTGATCCATGACATGCTCGATCCCGGTAGCGAGAGTCATGAAATCTCGCTGCTTCTGCACGCGCAACAGATCGACACCCTTGATCCACGCCGGCACCGACAATATTGCCGCCACGTAGTAGCGCCGTCTCGGGTGTCGCTGCAACCACGTGGGTTCATCGCCTTGCATCAGGCGATTGCGGAGTTTGCGTCGAACCCAGTGATTGAAACTCATATCCGTGTAATCGACAGGATCGCCATGTCATTCAGTTTGGCAGGGCAGGGATTGAGTCCCATGATCGACTTCAGACCGGCATCGAGTTCGTTGATCCGCAGGACGTGGGTGATGCCGACCTTGACCGCGCGTCCGGTGTATTCCTTAGTCTGCGGGTTCCACTCGCGCAATAGCAACGCATCGCCGGCCTTGTAGTCGCGGTCATTGGCGCGCATCTCGAACCGCTTGATCCCGGAGGCGACTGGGGCAAAGTACGCCGGCCAGATTTTCAGGTCATGCTCCATCCGTAACGGTCTCCGGATTTGTTTCGATGATCACTTTGTCCTGTGGCAATGGTGTTGCCCGAGAAGATGCTGCTTCGAGCGTTTTATCGGTGCGGGCCTGAATCCAGCCGTCATCCCACAAATCGGCTTTGGCATTACAAAAACAGTACGGGTTCGCCGTGACGGGTTTGCCATCGAGAAAAGCCTTGTAGCCTTCGTCATAACTCGGACTCATGCGCCGCCGCTCCGTTTTAGTTGAGGTTCTTTCGCACGCTGACCTTCTCAGGCAAAACCTTTATCGGATCATACCGGAAAGGATCGTAAACTACGTGTGCTTTTGGATCATTCCACTTATAAGAAAGCCCTTGAACGCCGCCAGCATCGCGCGCTGGGAGTACACCCACGGCGTCCTCGGGTACAGCCTCACTTTCACGTGTATTGCTTTTCACGGACGAATCTTCACGACACACCGCCACGACCGGCGCGAAGTCCTCGTCGGCGCAATCGAAGGCGCACACGATCCGTTCACCGGGCTTCAGTCGATAGCCGTGAATCTTGGACTTCGGAATAATGCTCACCAGTCGCAGCATATACGGTTGGTTTACGCTCACTGTCTGCATTGAGTTCATCCCGCTTTCTTTTCGCTGAAGGCGTCGGTCTGCGGGTCTTTGGCCCTGATCGTTTGCAGCATATCTGTCAACGGCTTCAGGGCTTCACGCCCTACCATTGCGGCCATGCGCCCACCCATCAGATGCGAGGCGGACACGATCCCGAATTGGTAGCACACCTGCTCCGGTGTACGGTTTTCATTGAACGTCCGGTGATCCAGCGTTCCGTGATAAACCTTCCCCATGTACTCAACCTCGATGATCAGGGTGGGGAGATTTTCAAACGGCTCTCCCGACTTCACGCGCACCTTGGCGGTCAGGAAGTCGATCATGTGGCCCATTGCCGTGACCTTCTCGCGCAGCGCGGCACGCTCCTGTTTCAAGGCCAGCAGCTTCGAGCGTTTTATCTGCTGCACTTTCGATGACTTGACTTGGCTCATATCTTGTGTCATGCTCTGATCGTAGTGGAATGATGATATGTCAAGAGTCAAGTACAGTCAACCTTACAGGAGAAACACCATGTCCCGCCCCCTCTACCAAATTGCCAGTGATATCAAGGCCCTGTATCGCAAGGCCGGCAAGCCGGTGTATTTCGCCGCCGCGCCCTACCTCGATGCAATGGAATCCCTCAACAGCGTGAGCGACAGCTACGGATGCGACAGCGGCAAGTCGATTGTCCTGTATGCTCTCGGCAACCTTCAGTCCCTCCGTGGCCCGGAAGCCAAGGCGCTCAAGGCGGAACTGAAGCAGGCGGCAGGTGTGAAATGAACACTTACACATTTTACACCGATCCGGGACATGGCTGGCTCGCGGTTCCGCGCGCCGAACTGGTGGCACTCGGGATCGCCGACCAAATCACTCCATACAGCTACCAGAAGGGTGAGATGGTGTACTTGGAAGAAGATTGCGATTACGCCACCTTCGCCAATGCCAAGGAACAGGCGAGCCAGCCGTTCAATACACGCGAGGTGTATCAAGAAAACACTCCCATCAGAAATTACCAGTCATACACGAAAAAATAGCGAACCGCCGTTCGTCGGATTTTTTAATACTGGAAAATAAGTGAGTCATGTTTTGTAAGTCCTTGATGGTTCGTCCCGGTTTCAAGTCAAGACACATGACGTGTGTTATAATGGGTTTGGAGTCAGGAAATCACAGGAGCAAATCATGAACCGAAATCTCAAAGCCGTTCGCTATTACGATGACGGATACCGCTTCGGCATTCTGGTCAAGGATGACGAGAAACGATCCTTCATCATCCCCATCGCGGTCGGGGTCGAGACCCGCGTGGTGAAATACCGCACCGATCTTGAGGAGGTGGTCTCGGAATACTTCGACGAGGACACGCTCAAAAAACTGGTCGCCAAGGTCAAGCAACTCGGGAGCAAGTACGGCATGACCGAGGAGGCCAGAAAGTATTTGTCTTGACTTGGCTCATATTGTGTGCCATGCTGTGTTTGAAACAACGGAACAGGAGAAACGAAAATGACCACGCTCGAACTGATCCTTCTCCTCTCGGCGGCGCTGCTCGATGCCCTGATCTTGAGCGGCAAGCTGGAACCGGCCAAGGTTCCCGAATATCAGCAGTACGGAGAATGACCATGAGAAAAACAGACAGATTCTCCAAAGGCTCTGGTTGCTATCCATGCCGCTGCTGCGGTCGCAAAACTCGTTCAACAGGACGAGGCGATAACGAGAATCTGGAACTGTGTTCTCAATGTTATGACCTTACCGGCATCGAGAATTCCATCAGCGACAACGGCAGCACGCCGGAACTTGAAACAGCAGCAAAAAACCTGCGCGAAGAAATCCGAGCCCTTGGAGGTGTTTTATGAAATGCCCCGCCTGCCAAAGTGACCTCGACGGCCCCAGTTGCGAACTCGGAAGTCTCGGGCGGTTGCGCTGGTTCCGGTGCCGCTACTGCGGCATGGACTTCTCGAAAGAAAAGCAAATCGTGAAGCCGAAACAAATCAAGAGTCTTAACGGAGGTGAATGCTATGTGCCTGCAAGTCGGTGATCGAGTCAGAAGTTTCGACTTCGACTCCCGTGAGTTGAAAGGATCAAGTGCCTGCTACATCGAGGGCGTAATCGAGGATGTTGGAATGTTCGAGGGAGCTACTTGCGAATGCTACCGAATCAAAGTATCTCGCCAAGTATTTGATGGAATCGAATACAACGATTTAGTAGGTAAATATTTACAGGTTCCCAAGAACGGAGTCCGCAAGTTGTTCGGTGGTGAATGCAACGCGGTGGTAAAAATCCCGGATGTCACCGCCACCTGCGCCCCAGAACTGGCAGACTTCATCGATCCCACGGGATCACTCAGAAAATCCGGGCTTCTTACCGTGATAGGAGAAAAATCATGATCCAGAAACTCTACCCCAACGCCTTCGAGAAGGCCAAGGAAATTGCCAAGTACCTCGACGGCTTCCGCGCCGAGGCACAGAAACACGATGGCAATGTCAGCGACCGATATGCTTACCTCATCGGTGAAAATGATGAGAAATTCGGGTTCACCGTCATCACCTACGGAAGCCAGATGGGCAAGCTGGAAATCTCCGGTGATTATCCGAAAGGCCCGGAAGGCGAGTATCTGGCCGACAGCTATGTGAACGGTGAGCGTATGGCCCCACCTCGCATCAGCGTGAACGGCAATCGTCCCGGCGACAAGATCGCCAAGGACATCGAGCGCCGCTTCCTTCCCGAGTACCGCGTCTTGCTGGCGAAGGTCAAGGAACTCAAGGCCAGCCGTGAAGCCTACAAAAATAAATACGTGAGCAACGCGCGCGAACTGGTGAATATTTACGGTGATCGCCTGAATGATCGCAACAACGGCTTCAGATTACCGTTGAAAAACATCAACGGATACGGTGAAGTGGAAAGCATCGGAGCCGACAGTTGCAACATTCTCCTCCGCAGCGTATCGATCCCGCTGGCGAGAAAAATTCTCTCGCTGCTGGCCGAATACGAAATGGTGAAGTCATGACTCCCGCGATCTTCTCGGCCGGCACTGGCTTCATCAACATCGGTCTGAGCGAGGCCGATGCCGAAGCCGTGAAACACGGAGCCTGCGACGTGGCGGATTCGATGGTCCCGGTGCGCGGTTATTCATACCTCAACGGCTCCCCGCGATACGAACCTTTTTTCCGCTACTACTTCAAGGTGGATGGCACCGAGATCGGATACTTCACCTATAGCATCGGCACGCTGCTGTTCCATGACAAGCCGCGCGTATGGGATGCCGGTCTCAAGGCGGCTTTAATGAAGGACAAATTCATTAACGTCTGCCCCGGCCCGATCCCGCCAGACGATGGCCGTCTCGCGCTCGACACACCGGAGCGCCGGGATCAGGAGAAATATTTCGGGGAAGAACAGGAACCTATCGAGGTCAACTCACCCAGCGCCGTCCCGGAAAACGAAGCGCCGGATGAGGACTTGCCAGTATTCTTTAAACCACAAGCTGATTAGGAGATCACATGCCTCTCATCGAATACGTTCCAAAACGCTTCAACAAATCCAGCCTTGCCATCATCGACAAGGCCAACGAGATCATCGCGGAGTATCAGGCGCAGGGTTTCGTCCTGACCCTGCGCCAGCTTTACTACCAGTTCGTGGCGCGCGATCTGATCCCGAACCGACAGACGGAATACAAGCGTCTCGGGAGCATCATCAACGATGGCCGTCTGGCCGGTCTCATCGACTGGTATGCCATCGAGGACCGCACCCGCAACGTCCGCAAGAACCCGCACTTCGAGAGTCCGCAGGAGATCATCAAGGCGGCGGCTGATCAGTACCAGCTTGATCTTTGGGAAGGCCAGAACGTCCGCCCCGAGGTCTGGATCGAGAAGGACGCCTTGATCGGCGTGATCGAAAGTGTCTGCATAGAGAACGATATCCCGTATTTCGCCTGCCGCGGCTATTCCAGCCAATCGGAACAGTGGCGCGCTGGCGTCCGTGGCGAGAAGTACGGGGCGGCTGGACAGAAACTCGTGATCCTGCACCTTGGCGACCACGATCCCAGCGGGATCGACATGACCCGAGACAACCTTGACCGCCTGACCATGTTCAGCGAAGGGAACGTCGAGGTCAAGCGTCTGGCGCTCAACATGGATCAGGTCCGCAAATACAACCCGCCACCGAATCCGGCCAAGATGACGGACTCCCGCTTCAACAGCTATGAGGACAAGTACGGGAACGAAAGCTGGGAACTCGATGCGCTCGATCCGCAGATGATTGTCGGTCTTGTCCGTAAGGCAATCAAGAGCCTGCGAAACGACGATATTTATCAGGAGGTCTATGCCCGTCAAGAAAAGGAACGTGAACTGCTGCTGTCGGTTTCCGATAACTGGGATGGCGTTGTAGAAACACTGGGAGACAACTAATGAACATCATCATCACCTACTTTGCCGCCATGTCCGACAAAGGCATGGACAAATCCCGAGCCATCGAAGCGGTCAACGATGCGTGCGGCAAGAGCTACAATCATTCCCGCATGTCAGAGTTTGAGCGCGGCATCCATACGCCGCCGGCAAAGGTGATCCGCTACATGGCCCGCGCCTCGATTAATTGGGTCATCAACCTGTCACCTGACATCAACAGCAACAAGCAGATCGCGGACGCGCTCACCCCGGAGCCTAAAAAATCATGAAAAGAAAAATAATTAGTACCGAAAGATATAAACCGATGCGTACAGCATGGGGTTCTTTTGGTATCAGAGATACACTTGAATGCGGCCACGTCATCACCAACAAAGGTTCTGCCGGAAATGCATTAACTCGTCAATGCCGACATTGCGATCATCTCAAAAGTGGCGGCACATCATTCATCGGCAATGAAGAAGAAAAATGGAATGAGAAAACACAAATGCCATACCGCGTAAAAATCAAATAATCCCGGCCTGATCCAGCCGGTACAGGCTCTCGAAGTGTCCCTCGTAAGCACAGAGGCGGACGAACTCCGGATCGAGTGGTTCTCCGTCTCTGGTCTTTTTGATTCTCCCATCGATGGCGTCATGGCAGGCGTGGCATCCGATCAGGCCGATCAGGGCATGAACCTTCAGGGCTTTGCCTGATCCCCACCGCACCGAAGGCAGGTGGCACCATACACTCGTATCGTCACGATTATTGCAGACGCCGGGGATTCGCGCGGTGCAGGACTGGCCCTCGGCAAAGGCTTTGATCTTGGTTTCGCTGATCAATGATCTCTATCCAGAGTAATGCAACTTTATCCACCGCTGAACCTCATTCGCCACTTCGAGATATTCCCGAGATGGATTCATATCTTTTTCTTGTCCGGGACGATACGCCTTCCAGACTTTATCCCGCAAGTGTTTCGGCAACATGAACCAGTGCTTTTTACATCCCCACATGGCCGGTGGAACCTGCTTTTCACATCCCGGCCAATGACATTCGTGCTGTCGGGTTTGCCCCTGACTCTTTACATAAGCGGCCTTGCTCATGCGGCCTTACTCATCGCCGCCTGATACAAATCTTCCCGCCTCGGCAAGACAAAATGCAGCACGTCAAACGTGTAGTGTTCGATGTCGTTCAGAAACTTGGTGAACTCCTCGATGGTCATTTCGCTCGTGGTTTTCTTGCGGGTCGTGATCTTACCCATGAACTCCTCGGTCACGACTGGACTGAATAGCTCGATGAAGTGGGCGCGCATCTGTTCCTTGCTGTAATACTTTCCCATCGTGAGTTTCAGGTGGATACAGATGTGATTGAACCACCACCACATGAGACGATTCTGCGCCAACGTGCGCGTGCAGCGAAACGGCTGGATGATGATCTCCATCGGCTTCGCCGGGTCGATCTTGATCTCCCGGATGACATTGAGCGCCCGTTGCCGGCGCACGTCATCGCGGATAACGATAATCCTCTTGTCCAATGATCACCTCCTCACCAATCTTGCAGAATGTGATTCTGGCTCCGGGTCCGTCCTCAATGCGCTGGCGCTTCCGGATGACATCATGCCTGCCGACTTCCTCATATTTGTATAGGAACGGTTTCTTGAGTTCAGCAATGTGCTTCACCATCAGCGGCAACACCTGTTGAATCTTGGCCCACTTCTCTTTCCGGATGCGCTCGATCCTTTCGCGCTCACGGCGGGTCAGGAGTTCATCGGTCACGCTGCGCCTCCTCTATCAGCTTTCTCAAAAGGTCTTTTCGGATCGGCACACAAGTCCGCGTATCATACTCCCCGACGAAACTATCCGGATGATCAGTATAAAACCCATCACGGTTGTCGAGGATCGCTCCGTCCGGCGTGCGTATCCAGCCAAGTTCATTAAGCGCCTTATCGTTCGGAAAAACACTCCGAGGTCTAGCGCGCGGCTTGTCGGTCTCTGGACTTGGCATATCGGATATTCATCGCTTGGACAAAACTCTTGACCTCGGGTGTCGGTGTCCGGTGCGGCGCATCGCGGATCGCCGGCAGGTTCGGCCACACTTCAAATTTCTCGCGGTACTTGTGCGCGGCCCATCCGGGTTTCTTCCCGCCAGCCAGTTCCAGCGCCCGTAATTGACCATACCAGTTCGCTTTCTCCTCGACCGTGTAATCGGCTGACTTCTTCTTTTTCGTTTTGCGCTCCACATGGTAGAGCCGGCCTTCCTCCATTGAAAGGCTGATCCCCTTCTTGCTCGGGAGCGCCCCACAGGCCGGACAATGCAGTTGCCCCGAGTACACCGTGAAGCACTCCCGGCACGTGATCGGGTTTGATTCCTTTTCGAGACGTTCCTGATTTTTATCTGTCATCGAAAACTTCTCATCCAGTTCCCAGCCGCCCGCGTCCTGCGGGAAACCGTGGCGATACACGTTCCCGGAGTGGTCGATGATCATGGCGTCGGCCTTTCCCGGATGCGTGCGGCAGATTCTCCCGGCCATCTGAAGATACAGTCCATACGACTTCGTGGGTCTGGCAAGGATGGCACACGAGGCAATCGGCAGGTCCGTCCCCTCTGTGGCGATCCCCACGTTGGTCAGCACTTGGAGCCGGCCGTTCAGGAAATCATCGAAGATGTGGTCGCGCTTTTCCATCGGAGTCTGCGCGTCCACATGCTCACAACTGATCCCGTGATTATCGAAGCGTTCCTTGATCCATACCGAATGCGCCACCGTGACCGCGAACACCAGCGTCGAGCGATCCGCGGCGTACTGCTTCCAGTCGCGCACGAGGTCTCCGATCATCGGCTCCATGCGCTTCTGCAATTCCTTCTCCTCGAAATCCCCGCGCACCGTCTTGATCCCTTTAAGGTCAGGGAGACGTGGAGCCACGATATTCGTATCCACGAGAAATCCCATGTCGATGAGTTCCTGCGGGGTTGCTACTTCGATCAAACAATCAAAGAACTTCCCCAGCCCACGGCCATCAGTACGGCAAGGCGTGGCCGTAAGGCCGATAATGATAGAGTCCGGATACATGGAATCCAGTTGAAAATAACTGTCAGAAGTAGCGTGATGCGCTTCGTCAATCTCTATCACGTCCGCCAACGGTGCCGATATCTTCATGTCGCGCACAACACGGCGCACAAAGGTCTGGATCGATGCGATCTGCGTCTCGGCCAACATCGAGGGCGGTTCCCCGGACATGAGAATGCCATGATCGAGGCCGAACAGCTTCAGCTTGTTGGAACACTGGTGGATCAGTTCCCGGCGATGAGCAAAAAACAAACTCATCTTTCCTTTCTGGAAAGCGGAATGAATTATGTGCGCGCCGATAACAGTTTTGCCTGATCCGGTAGGAGCTACCAACAAGATGCGCCGCTTGCCAGCACGAATAGCTTCGCGTACGCGCTCAACGGCGGAAAGCTGGTATGGGCGGAGTTCAATCATGGTTGCCTCTACAATCTCCGCACTTTCCAGTTGGCTCACCACTATCATCAACAAGTTCGCCGGATTCAAACCACCACCGACATGCGGAACATTGCTCTACATTTTTATCCAATGCCGCCTCGGTAAGTTCATCCGAACCAATATTCAGCCTGCGACGGACGCGGCTTTGTCCGTCAGCATAACTTGTCAGATCATCAATATCGTCATCCGACAATTCGATTTTCTTTTTCTTCTTTGTCATACCCACGACATCGCCGGCAGATTCGGCACCTCGGTTGTGTACTGAGGTTCTTCCTGACCGCGCCGGTTCTTGGAATAGTTGATGTTGTATGCATGCGTACACCATTCCAGATTCCAGTCGCAGGGGTTTTTCTTGTTCTCATCCCCGTGATTCACGAGCGGATAATTATACGGATTCGGTATGAAGGCCAGCGCCACCAGCCGATGCACCAGATGTTGCCGGCGTTTGTTGTTTTTCCAGAGCGCCACCCGGAGATAACCACGGGCGTTCAGGTTGTAGGCCACGATGGTTTCTGGAACGGTGTGAAATTTCTCCATGCCGTTGTACTGCTTCAAGCCGCTCAGATCGCGTTTACGTTCGAGACTGTAAACCTTGCCGTTCCGGTCTATCTCGTAGAGACCCTCGTATCCGGAGATGGGGCGGCGGTCGGTCATTTTTCAATTTTCCAATCCGAGAACAGGTATCTTGCTCTTTCCATTGGAGTTCCGTCTTTGCGTATCATGTATCCAGACGCCGACGGTTTTAAACCGCTCCTTGCCGAATGTTCGCAGGCTCGAACACCAGCAATTATATATTTCTTTCCACGGTATTCGACAACAACTCCGGACTTCACGCCGAATTGCCTGAAATGAATTTCCAGAAGCGCCTCATGCAAAACATGATTCGCTTTACTTAACTCGCGTGCCGCTTTCTGTTGCTCTTCTACGAGAGCATCCAGAAATTCTTTTTCTTCCGGAGTAATAGATTCGGTCATGCTCGATTGTTCCTGATATCGGAAGCAAAATTCTCCACCTCTTTAGCACGCTCGTCGAGAATCTTGACGCCTTCATCCTCCGTAATAGTTGGATCGTCACCAACTGCCGCCAATAGGTTCATGACGTGCGCGGCCCCAGCATAAAATGAGCGTCGGGTTTCCTGAACCTGAACAGGTGATGCGCCAGATGGGATAACCCGTTCCAGATAACCGATCCATCCGTCTCGAATCGTTTTATGTTTCATAGCACTCCATGAATATCGGAAACTCCCACGGCAACCGCGCACCTGAATAAAACTGCGTCAAGCCTCTCGGGTTCGTGATGTTACTGCCCGGAGGTCTTGGCCTGCCGCTCATGCGGTAGTGGCCCTTGCGCGTCGGCGTGGTGACGTGTTTCGTTCGGATCGGCTTCGCGGCATACTCATCGGCCTCGGCACGGTGCGCGAAACCCTTGAATACCGCACCGCTGAATCCTGTCACCTGCGCGAAGCAATCATCCCAGTTGTGATAGAGACCGGGCTGGCGACCGACCTTGACCACGTAGAAGTTTTTCTTCGGTTTCATCTTCCGGTGCAGGTCTCGGAGTGAAAGTTTCCGTCCATGTTGACGCAGTAGTTATTACCGGCTCGGCTCTGTCGCCAGACGATATTCTCACCACAATCCCGACAGGTGGAAACCTCCTCGTTCGATTTAACAGCGTATTTGTTTCCCCCACTGTTGTTCCCGGAACCTCGATTCGCCGGTGGTCTGGCAGGTGGTTGAGATTGCCGTCCTCCCGACTGTAGTGCCGCCTTGATGGCTCGTAGCTCCGTCAGGATCAGGGTCAGCAGTTGCGACGTGCCGGTGGGTTGCTGGGGTTGCTCCGTACTCATCGATTCGACTCCTCGGTGTAGGTGATTTGTTTGCTGCCAAACTCCGCGATAGCGCCACCATGTAGACCCAACAGCCTGTCAGGCTGGCAAATCGTTGGAGTGGCCTTCGGCCAATAAATATATTTAATATTTGTTTTGGCCGGCTTGCCCGCCCCATTTCTGGTCCGGAACACAATCTCGGGAAAAGGCTTTCTGTGGTTGCAGAATTTAGGCCCACGGTCCACATCCTTCGGGGATAGTCCGGAGTCCACAGCCAGCGGCAGGGTCTTGGCCTGCACGGCCCGGTCTTGACTCGGATGGGGGTTTACGAGAGGATACTTCCCATCCTTGACTCGACACCAAGGAATATGCACTACACCTCGCCAGAGGTCAAGCATATTGGTGAAAGCCACGGAACAGCCCGCGCAAGCGGGCTTTTCTGTTTGTGGTGGAGGCGACTGGAATTGAACCAGCCTTTTCGATTGTGCAAGCCTGCTGTCAGGGATTCGAACCCTCATATCAATCGAAAAACTCACCAGAGTAACCCCCGTATTCATTCCAGCACCAAAGTTTTCTTGATATCGATGTGTTCTGCGGTTCCATTCCCGAAGATGGCATCGATTTTTTTGGCGCACTCACGGATGACACGCGCGCTCAACCGTCCACCTTCATGCAGTTCCCGGCCGACTCGATCATTGCCGATCCCGATGATCTGCAACGATGCTTGGCTGTACCTGTTGCCATTCATCCCTGACCAGTAGGTGGAGCCGCCGCGCCAGACGAGTTCAATGCTCTCTTTTTTGACGAGAATTTTTCCTATTGTGCCGTGATCTACACCACGACTCACACTTACGCGAGGAGCGATTAACTGAGACACAAGCTGCATATCTACACCTTCGTCTTGGCCTCGATTTCCCGCAACCGCGCCCGCAGTTCCCGCTTTTCTTTACGGTAATGGTTCTGCGCCATGACAAGTTGATCGAACTTCTTGAAGGCGTATCGGACGACATCAGCGCCATGCTGTTTGCACAGCCGGTTGATTTCACGGTGAATGGAACGGACTACCTTCTTGTCGTGTTTCTCTTTACGCATATTTCACCTCGCATTAAAAACAATCGTCTTTCGGTCTCTTAACGTAAAACACTTCCAATCCGCGCTCGGCAGCTATCAGCTTCACGTCATACCCGATGGTATCGGCGGCGGCTACACGCTCGTATAGATCGTTGAGAGGCCATCCAATTTTCAGATCGGCCTTTGGATAATTCCACATTATTTTCGTCACGGGATTGATTACCTGTGATCTGAACTTTTGTGCGCGGTCCAGTAATGCGGTGTATGGATTGAACCGTTTCATTTGCAATACCAGCTTTCCAGCCGCTTCAATCCATCGAGGATGGTCTTGATGTCACGCTGCGACACCTTGGTCTCGTGCTGTAGCAGCACGATCACCGCCTTGGTGTTGAGTCCGCTGGCGAGAAGTTTGTCCGCGGCCTTGCCGATGCTCACGATGGCCGAGGCCAGAATCTCGGTGGACTCGGGTTTGCCGTCCGTCTTTTTCACTTTGATCGTCATGGTTCACCTCAGTCTTTGTCGAGCCACTTCTGTTTGTAGGTTGGCTTCACGTTGTACTTGGCGAGAATCTGGTACAGGCGCGAGTGCGAGAATCCATACTCCTTCTCGATCTCCAAGGGAGAGGGCGATCCCGTCGCCACACCTTGGAGATATTTTTGCACGATTTCGGTATTGCGCTGATGCTGTGCGCGCCGGGTTTTCAACAGGGGTTTTTTCGCCATTAAATCCTCGATAAAACAAGGTAAAAATTGCACTTGACTTGCTACTATACATATCATATTATCATTCACGTTACAACCGAAACCGCCCCGGTGAATGAGCGGTAAACCAAACCCCCGCTGCGGGTGAATGCAGCAAAGGAAATCATCATGAAAACTGGTCGAAGCCTCTCCGAAATCGCTGCTGAGTTGGACCGGCAGCAAAAGAGCAAGCGGGATTTCATTGCGGATACCCGTGAACTCGAACTCCATCAAGTCGGCGGTGATCCAAAGTCGCCTTATTCGCTGAAGGTGAATGGACACGGTGAATTTTCCGTGACCGAACACACGCACGGACAGATCGCCAACCGCCTCGGTATCCCCAAGCCGTATTACGACCGCCTCAAGTCCGAGGCTCCGGTGCTGTTGCAGGAGAACGTGCAGCACTGGTTCCGCGAGAAGCCCGAGCGCCGTCTGATCCGCACTCTCGACAACGGTGCCCGTGCCTTCCTCTCGGATCGCTATCGTCCTCTCGACAACTATGATCTGGCGCAGGCGGTGTTGCCGGTGTTGGGCGAGGCCGATGTGAAGTTTGAATCGGTGGAAGTCACCGATAACCGCTTCTACATCAAGGCGCTGTTCCCCAAGATCGAGCGCGAGGTAAAGCGCGGCGATGTTGTCCAATCCGGGATCGTCATCTCGAACTCGGAAATCGGTCTCGGGGCGCTCAAGGTCGAACCGCTGGTGTTTCGTCTGGTCTGCCTCAATGGTCTGATCTCCCCCGACTACAGCCAGCGCAAGGCCCATCTCGGGCGTGCGGCGGACGAGGGTGAAGCGGCCTTCGAGTTGTACCGTGATGTGACCCTGCAAGCCGATGACAAGGCTTTCTGGCTGAAGGTGCAGGACACGGTGCGTGCCAGTCTCAACTCGGTGCAGTTCGAGCGCATTGTGGAGAGCCTGCAACGCTCCACCACGCGCGAGATCGTGGTCAGCCCGGTCAAGGCGGTCGAGACGCTGGCGAAACGGTATCAGTTGAACCAGAGCGAGAGCGACGGTGTACTGGCTCACCTGATCCGTGGTGCCGATCTGTCCCAGTACGGTCTGGTCAACGCCATCACCCGCGCCTCGCAGGATGTTCCTTCGTATGATCGTGCAACGGAACTGGAACGCCTCGGTGGCACGGTGTTGGAACTGCCAACTTCAAGCTGGTCGGAAGTAGCCGAAGCGGCTTAACCTCAACAACAGGAGAGCGCCCCCGGCAACGGGGGCGCATTATCATGGGAAAAAAGAGAAAATGGAAAATGCCGAAGTGGATGGAACCGTTTCGCGCATCCATCGTCAACACAGGCGGAAACGAAATCGAGGACATGATGAACGGCAATGCTGATCCTCGCGTCAACCTCCCGCTCTCAACCCTGCAAGCATGCATTAAATCTCAAGTGTTACTACTTGAAAATCTTCACGAACGAGGAGTGCTATGAGCAAGAAACAACAGAAGAAACCCACGAAACCAGCAAAGCCGGTGGTGGGCGAAGTCATCCCGAAAGGATCGCAGGTGTCGCCAGAGATGGGGAAACCGTCCCAGCCGTTGGCCGCACCCGTAGCCGAGGAACAGAAGAACCTCGCGTTGGCCGCGGAACGTCCGCTCGATATCTCCACGCGCGAGTTCAAGAAACAACTTCAGTTGCGCGAGGAGAACCGGAAAATCTTGATCGACTGGATCAAGAAGAACCTCAAAGCCGGCATCGACTACATGCGCGTTTGGTCGAAGAAACAACAAAAATGGTCAAAGCCGTTCCTGCTGAAGCCCGGTTCCGAAAAGATTTGCGGGATGCTCGGCGTCATGCCGACCTTCCCGAATCTCAAGGAATACGAACAACGTCTCCGGGATCAGCTACACGTCAACTCCATCGTGATCCTGTGCCATCTCGTCAATGCTCAAGGTCGGGTCGTGGCCGAAGGTGTCGGCGCGCGTCTCCTGAACGATGACGATAATAACGATCTCAACAAGGCGCTCAAGATGGCCCTGAAATCGTCACAGACAGACGCCACCCTGCGTTACGGTGGCCTCTCGGAAATCTTCACACAGGAGCCGGACTCTGAGCCACCTGAAATATCCACCATCATCACCGATGTCCAGTATCAGGAATTGCTCGACCTCGTGAAAAAGTCACCGTTGCGTGAGGAAAAGATTGCGGAATACTTCGCTGTCACTAAACTCCAACTGCTACCGGCGGAATTCTTTGCGCGCTGCAAAAGAGCCATCGTCAAGAAAATCAACGAGGCCGAGGCCAAGAAAAAAGAGACCGAGACCCCGGAGGACCGCTCATGAAACTGCAACAGGGAACCCCGGAGTGGCTGCGCTGGCGCAAAACCGGCATCGGCTCCTCCGATGCCCCGGTGATCATGGGCGTGTCACCGTACAAGACCCCGTTCGAGTTGTGGCTGGAACGCACCGGGCGCGTCATGGAGTCCGGCAACGAGTACGCCTTCAGCCTCGGCCATGACTTCGAGCCGTTCATTCGCAACCTTGTGGAACAGGAGGGAATGTTGGATGAGGTGTATGAGCCGGCGATCCTCGTCTCCGAGGAAAACCCGTGGCAACAGGCGTCGTTCGATGGCCTCGCCATCGATGACTCCTCCGGGCTGGAATGCAAGCTGAATGATCCGGTGAAGCACGGCTTCGCTCTGGATGGCAAAGTCTGTCCCGAGCATTACCCACAGGTTCAGCATCAATTATCCATCGGCATCCCGGTTGTGTACTACGCCTCGGCTCCCTACGTTGACGATCTCGACACGCTCAAGGCGTCTGATATCATCATCATTCCGGTGTACCCGGACGCGGCGTATATCAAGACCCTGATCCAGAAGGAAGCGGAGTTCTTGGAGTGCATCGTCAATGACACGCCACCCGAGAAAACCGAGGATGATTATGTCGATGTCCCGGAGAAGAACCGCCGCCAGTGGCGCAAGCTGGCGAAAAAGTGGCTCAAGTACCATGAGCGCATGAAGGCGGTCAAGGAGGTTCTCGACAACATCGAGGATGGTCTGGTCGCCCTGTCCGATGGAAAGTCGGTGTCTGGCGATGGTGTCGAATTGAGCCGCGGCGTGACGCCGGGGCGCGTGGCCTATGCCAAGATTCCGGAACTGCGCGGTGTCGATCTGGAACAGTATCGTGGGCGCAGTTATGTTCGGTGGAATGTGAAACCCAAGGCACCGGATAAAAAGGAAACCGATTTATGACTCCCAGCCTCGGCCTTCCCCTCCCTTTGGCCGAGGCATTTTGCGGGCGGCTTAACCGCCGCCTGTTTTTTTTTTGAGATTTATATGAGCGAGAAAAAAAAGAGGATTAACCAAGCATTAATGGCCCTTCTCGAAGCGGCAAAGAATGTTCCGGTCAATCCTTGTGCGCCGAACCGCAGTCCTTGGGAAGATAGGCTCTTGGCCGCTATCTATAATGCGGAACTTCGTCTTGGAGAACAGACATGACAGATGTTGACAAGATAGAGGAATTGGCGCGGTATCTTGATAATCTTTCTCAGCGTGCTGCTTACAGAGAAGAACTCACACGATACTATCAAGGTCATGTGGTTAATCTACGATCTATCTCCACCACCCTCACAGACCTACAGGAAAAGGCGGAGGCGTTGGAGTGGCTATTCAAATACGCTCCATTCACCATGAGGGATGCTCAGTCATCGGCTATGGCAAATGCGAAAGAACTGATACCACACTACCTACGAAAGCGGTTGGGGAAGGAGGGAACATGACTTGGGGCGATATTTATTACAAATGGATTCGTAAAGGCCACGACCAGGGTTCGGCTGCCTATATGGCGGATCGTTGGCTATTCAATAGGAGAAAGAAATGAAACCCAAGAAGCGATTAGTAAGGAAATCAGTATCAGTAGAAGTCTTTAATGAGACAGATATCAATGATCTGGAAAACCGCGTAGTGGAAAAAATAATGAGTTTTTATAATAGTGCTACCCACCCGAGCGGAATGTCCGTGACGATAGCAGTACGCAAAATCTTTCGTGAGTTTAAGCCATGACCCCCATCAAGCGCATCTCACGCGAGAGAAATCATCCGCGCCTTACTCGCTGAACGGAGGAATCATGGAACTTGAGAAGATGAGCGTGGAGGAATTACGCGAAGGCGCTTTTCGTCGTCCTGAAAGTGGTGTGCCTAGTTGGTCTACGGCTTTCGATGAGCTTGCCAGCCGCCTCAAGGAAGCCGAAGCGAGAGAGGCGGTGATGGTGGAGGCGCTACAGCATGCGATAGTTTCTATGTGCGTTGATTGCTATGAAGGCAGACCTTGGTCAGAACAAGCCAAAGGCCACCACCACATAGGGACATTCCCTGCTGATGCTGGACATTTCAATAGGGCATGCAAAGCGTTGGAACAGAATGAAGTCCTCTCCCTCACCTCCCCTCGGGCGAAGCAGATATTGGCGGTGGTAGAGGCGGCGTTTCAGTGGGAGCGCACTACATGGAAGGATGATATTTCCGTTGTGGAAGATAAACTCAGAGAAGCCATCCGCTCATTAAAATGACCTTCCGCGCCATCGTTTTTTATTTACTATGAATGAAAGCATCTTTTTCTTTGCTTCCAACACTTGATCCGAAATAATAATCCTTCACCGCCAATACCCAAGCGAACAAGACTCCGAGCGTGATATCGAGCGTGCGTTGCAACTCCGGGTTGATGGTGATGCTCTCGACAGCAAAATAAAGCTGCGCGCCCAGCACGATAAAAAACCCGATCAGCGCGATATAGGCCAGTCGGCGCGTCGTCGGGTCTTGTAGCTTCACTTCTCTGTCCCGCGCGCTGGCGCGATCTGCCCCGGCGATTTCTTCAAGACGAACCCCTGCTTGGGAGAGTTGCGTCTTGAGCGAAGCATCGGCCTCTTTGATACGTGCCAGAACATCAGGAGAAGCGCCAGTCACCATTGCGGCAATCTCCTCCTCGGTGCCATCGTCACGACCAAGCACAGCGGTAGAGACCGCCTTGACCGCCATGCCAGCAAGAGGCCCGCCGAGGATGGTGGCAATGGTGGGCGCAATCGCGCCGATCACTTCTTTCCAGTTTGTCATCGACATATCCTTTAAGGTTGTACCACGACACCACCGGGCTTCGGCGGCACCAGCCTGACCCCTCCCGGCTTCGGCGGCTTGATCGTCGATGCCACTTCCACCAGCGCACCTGCCGTGATGCAGAACTTCGCCGGATCGTCGGCGCAGGGCTTTACTACCCTGCACTCACCGGACAAGTCCTGCGCTCCGAGACCGTCTCCGCATGATCCCGTGGGCGCGGCGTTGGCAATGGCGATCAAGACAATGATCAACACCACCGTCAACGCTATGGCCCATTGGTAACGAGTTTTCACCGGATGATCACCACCCCCGCCGGTTTCGGGGGAACCAGCAAAGGGTTGAACATCTCCACAGGGTCGGACGCCTCGCCTTCTACGCCTTGGTAGATCGGAATCAGGACGATTTGCAGCGTCTTGCCCCGTGGCACCGGAAACTCGATCTCGTACTGGCTGGCGTTCGGCAGACCAAGATCGATATCGGCGTCGGTCGGATCGGCATCGATCTGCACGTATTCGCCATCATCCTCTTTGACGCGGCCCATGATCTTCATCTGCTCACCATCGACCTTCTTTCCGTCGAGTGGCACGCCGTCATCGTCGATGCCGGTCCCGACAGGCCAGACATAGCCTTCCTCATCCCATATCAATGTCGCTTTCATACTACCTCCTGTTGATTAAATCCAAGTGCGTTGCAGCAGTTCGGTCCACGGAAAACCATCGCCGGGATCGAACCATTTTCTTGCCGGATCGAGATCGGAATGCCGGTCAATCTTTTCGATGGGATAGGCTTTTTTCCAGATCATGATCTGCTGTACCAGAGAGTTCATTTGCTCCGGTGATACCCATGCCGTCTTGGTTCGGCGTTGAAGTTCATCCAAGTTTTTTGCATTGGAAACCAGAATCTCGACACCCAGCGAATCGGTGTTGAACCCTTTGGCGTGCCAAGCCATTTCATTGTCTGCCCGACAACGGACACGAGTGCCATCCGGATAAATCAGGACATGCGCGGAGAGTTTGAGAGCATCCAGCAACTCCCATGCCGGCAATATCTTGCCTTCATACTCTACTTCCTCGGACATGCAATGAACCACGATCCGTTTAGGATTTTGCTTACCGCCTCCGTGAGTCAAAAGTCTTTCAATTATCATTTTATATAACCTTCTGTTATGGGAATAATTTATGCCAAACCCAAGAAAGAAATCCACCCACAGACCCGGCGGCTAAAGTTACTCCGGCAAACATTCCCCTCCCACGATTGATAGATGCCCTTATCCCATCTTCCCCATCAATCGCTTCCTCTATTTTAGACATACGCAGATGCGCTAAATTTTCATCTTTTTTGAAGGAATCCAGCGTTACCTTCATCTCGGCAACACACGTTACTAACTTATCAGTTTTTTGACGGGTCAAAGCCGATTCTTGCGTCAACGTATCAACGGCTTGAACAATTTTTCCGAATTCAATAGCTGCGCGTTTATCTATTCTTGCCATTTATAAATCCATTTATTAAATATCGTAAGTAATCAACCCAAGGCATAAAATTCGACAGAGAAAAATATATTTTGTTTAAATCCTGTCAAATTGCCGCCGGAATCTTGTTGCATGTGTAATGTGAAATAATCCCCAGCGACAACAGGAATCAACGGGGTTTCTATCTGAGAAACAGCCGTGATGCTTGCACTAATGGTTCCCTGACTTCCTACCCAAGCTATCGGAGAATCCAAGTTTCCATTCTTCCATATTTGAGCATGACGGTTTGTGCCGGTAGCATTCGCGGACACAACGGTTTGCCCTTTGAGCTTCGCGTGAGTGATCCCCAACCCGGAAGGAACCACCAATCGTTCTTTATTCGATACCGTGTTATGAATGGCGGCATGTGTCTTATATATCTCGGAATCGAACGGAAAATCATAATCCGACTGAGTGACGGTAAAATTAACGCTGCTGTATAGCAACGCCCGTGCTATCGCCAAGCTGGGATTAGGAAAATTTCCTGCCAACATTCCCCCCGCTGCATCCCCATCCATGACCGCATCCGTGATCGCAGCTTTTTCCGTATCCAATTCATTTACTGCGCCCTGAATAGTTGTGGCAACGATATTACCTGCCGGGGTATTGCTGTTCGCCAATGTCTGCGGGCTGGCCCAACTCGGATTGCTGCCGTCCGTGGTCAAGACCTTGTTGGCATTTCCGCCCTGAGCCGGAAGCGCGGTGGCGGAACCCTGTTGCGCCAGCAGTTCCCATTTCCCGGCGGCAAGATCGGTGGCAAACACCCCGGACGTATGCGTGACCACACAGATGTAGCTGGCCCCAGCCTCGAACACCATGTTGTTGACGAGATAATCCGTCACGGTCAGCCATTGCCCTTGCCACACAAAGGCGGTGCTGTTCAGCGAGGCCGCGATGTAATTGATGGAATCGGCTGAAATGATCTGTGTCAGATCGTCCCGCAACAGAAACGCGAAGTATGTGCGCGCTTCATCGAGTATGGTCTTGACCTCATCAAGTTCCGAGTCAAGTCCTGCACAATCGACCGTAGAACGCCCGCCGACATTATTCAAGGCGTCATCCGAGAAATCCTTATTTCGCGTGTATTGAGTAAGCATCAGGGTTTCGCTCCTTTCAGGAGATCGCGGTAATCCTTGGCGATCTGTTTGATCTGTTCTCCATTTTCGTCGATCAGAATGCGCTTCTGTTCCGGCGTCAAGGTCTTGTCATCGCGGATATCCCGATTCGCTTTACGATAACCGGCCATGACATGAGCGGCGTTCTCGGCGGTGGCCTTGAGATACATCAAGTCACCGGACTTCTCCGCCTGCTTGTCCATGTAATCGTAATCGTATTGCAGATACGACCAGCTTGCATACCGGGTGCGGGCTTCCTGCAACAGTTCATAGAATTCGGTCACGGCCCTTGTGCCGGATCGATCCGGGTCCGAGACGAACACCTTCATCAGTGGCCACTGGCGCGGCGTGATCGCCGGCTTCTCGGGATAGCCCATCGCGTTCCCGAGCGGGTGATCCATCAGCGAGGTCGCGTACACGCCCATCGTGCCGAAAATGTTTCGTATGCCATAATCGATCTTGTACGGAGAAGCATTAAATGCCTGTCCGATCACCTTGGCGACATTCGAGGTACCGGCCCCGTATTGAAGATACGGTTCCAGTGTCTCCATGCCTTCCGGGACGATATTGCGTTCGGTGAAAAAACTCTTGTTAAACCGGAGTTCCAGCGGCACCGAGGCCACGGTCGGCATCAGGCGAAGCCCGAACACATTCTCCACGGTGCCGAAGGCGCGCTTCATGGCATCCGGGTTATCGTTATACATGCCTTCAAGTCCGGCTTCCCAAAACGATCCGAACACCGCCCCGTACTCGAACGGCTTGGGAAGGCGCAGCGCCACGACCTTGTTTTTTTCTGAGCGCATCCCGATATCGAAATGCCAGTACATATCCTTTTCCCAGTCCTCAAGGTCTTTGTACCAGTCCTTGTCACGGTTCAGCATCCAGAGCGCCAACGTCATCAAAACAATCGGCGCACCGCGCAGCAGCGTCGTCATCGGGTAATTGCCGAAGGTGCGGCTCATTTTATACATGCCCTGCTTGGCAGGATTCAAGAACGGCGTGATGCGTTCCAGAATCCGCATCGACTGGTTGACGCCGTGCATCCCGAAATCGACCGTGACCTCGCGTGCCTCGATGGCTCCCTTCAGAGCGCCCTCGATGGTGCCGTCCAGATATTTTTCCATTGTGCGGGTGCGGCTCCCGGCCTCGGTGATGGAGCCGACCTTCTTCAGCGTGCGCCACCAACCGGCAGGATTCAGCAGACGCGATCCGGGGAACCGGCTGATCTTCGCCAGCCGGCGCAGACTGACCGCGGCTTCCTTGGAATCGCCATGCCAGAAATCTGCATACGCCCCGCCCATCGCACGATAGAGGCGGTAGGTCTCCGAAGCGTGGGCCACGTGGACGAACCCCTTGAGGCTGTCCGCTACCGGCATGAATTTCTTCCCGGACTGGATGTAGGCCGAGAGCGTATCGCGCAGGAAATTCCGTGACATGAAATCAGGTGAGAACACTACGCCGGTACGCAACGTCGCCGCCGGCACCGCCAGAATATCGACGATCAGACCGAGTTCCGTGGGCGAAAAGGCATGAAGTGTGCGCCACAGCATTGGATCGTGAATCTTGACCGCGATGGTCTTGCCGTTGCGCTTCATGACGATGATGCGGTTCTGCTCATCCCCGAGCGGCTTTTTCATGAAAAACGTCTGCATCACCGCCAGTTCATCGGCGGTCTCGCGGTTGACGTACACGCCCTGATCCACCAGTTGCTTCACGATCCGGTCGGTGGACAAGTTGAGTACCTGCGTCGGAAGCTGGACTTGTTCCATCCACGCCTTCGCACCGGGAAAGGCTTTGGTCATGTCGAGCGCGTTGTTCAAGACCGCGTTGCGGTTGACCGCGTGGATCACCGTCGCGGTGTTTTCAATCAGGTTTTGCAGGGGGGAGCGGAGGTTCTGCGTGCCGCCTTTCAAGCGGTGATACAGGCTCCCTTTGCGCGGCCCGCCCACGTCGCCCTCGTACTGCGCCTCGCGGTAGAACGGGATGTAGTTGACATACTCGCGGAACTTCTCCGCGACCTTGGGATCGAGGAAGCCGCCGTCCACCGCATATTGCAGGAGCCGGTCATTGTATGCGTACACCTCTTTTGCCACGGCCTTGAAGGCTGGCGTTTCCAGTGCCAGCAGTTCATCGATCTCCGAGCGCGTGAACAGATGTTCCTTCTCTTTGCCGTAGAGTTCATTCGCGCGCCGCCCGATCAGGTACGCCTCGAACTCTTTCAGAGTCTCAATGTCATGCGCCACCGGAGCCAGAATCTCGCGCAGCGATTTCCCGTAGTCATTGACCTTGAGGCGATCCCCGAGGCGGAACGGAGCGCCACCCTGCGTGCCGGGATTGATACCCAGCCAGTCCTCGATCAGCGCCGAATCGCCGGACAGCAGTTTCCAGCCGTAATACGGATTATCCTGTGGGCCGATGTCGGGGGCGACTTTATCGACCATCAGCTTGAACGGGATGCCGGAATCCAGAAACTCGTGTTCCAGACGCCGGCCAGCCGTCCATTCCTTGAAGATTTCCATGTACGGCTTCGGCGGTTTCCCGACCTTGCGATCATAGATGTCCATTGCCGAACGGCGTTGTGGCGTGTTCGGACTTGGCGGGATCGGTGGTGTCGTCGGCGGTCGGCGCGGTGGTGTCAGATCGAGTGCCGCTTCTTTCGCCAACGGGCGCATCGTTTCGTCCTGCAAGCGCACAGCCTCGTCGTAGTCCTCCACCAGCTTTCCATCACCGGGCTTGTAGAGCGGAGCGCCCTGTTCGTACACCATGAAAACCACATCCGGTTCGCCATTGCTGAAGGCGCGGAAGGTTTCCTTGTTCCACTCGGCCGGGGCAAACTCGTCGTTCCACTTCATGCGCGCCACGGCCTTGAAGCCGTACTTGCTATACAGGGGCGGCAATACGGTATCGAAGGCATCGAGTTTCTTGGCCCCCTGCTGGATCGCCTCGGGCATCAGGATTTCCGCCACACCCTTCTGCGTGCCGTCGGAGAACACGGACACGAGATCGCCGTCCGGCTTGATGGCGAACCCGGCCGATTTGTCCGAGGTGAGGTAGGTTTTCATGCCGCGGTAATCGTCCAAGGGATAGACGTTCACCGACGCGCCAAAGCGGCTCTTGGCCTTGGCGTCGGTGATGGCGCGGTGGAAATCTTCCGGGGGGCTTACACTAAACCGGCGGAGGCTTCGATCAGTTGCTCGTCCGACATGTTCTTCAGGTGCGGAAAGTTCTCGCGCAGGTACGCGATCAGTTCTTCCCGTGACATCTCGGGGGGCTTCTTTGGCTGGGGCTTCTCGTCCGGCATAGGGCGCATTATCGCTTATGCCTGTATCGATGTCACCCGCTCGTCCGGCTTCGGGTCGGCGGGTATCGGTATCCCGCTGCTCAGTGCCTTCTCGGCCATACTCTGCCGCTTCTCGGGTGACTCCCACCCGCTCCAATAGGGCAGGCTCCGACCGAAACGCTTTCTGTACTGCTGCATCGCGCGCGTCAACGGTGTCGCTTTGGGAAACTGCATCGTGTACCTCCTGCATGAATTTCATGAAGTCCGGGGCGACACGCTTGAGTGTGGCGCGACCGATCTCCGTGGCACCTACAACATAATAGATTCGTCCGCCCTGCGCGAACGCTTCCTGCTTGAGAAAGGTCTTGATGCCATCGGCATCTTCTGAATTTGCCTCGGTGGCGACAATCAGATCATCCACCCAGTTGAATGGATATCCCAACGTCGATTTCAATCCGAGATGGTTTTCCTCATAAAGCCGATACAGGTCTCGCATCACCGGACCCATATCTATCTTCTTTTCTTTCAGATCGAGGCTGATCTCGAACAATGGAGACACGACAGAAAATCCGTCCTCACCTTTTCGGATATCAATCGAGTGATGCACTTCGTGAATGAACACGCTGGTTGCCACGAACTGCGCGGCATCATTGCGTTTGTCCGGGTGCGCTTCGCGCAACAGGTCATAGCGCACGCTCACATGGGAGTTGTTGTCATAATCGCTGCTGATGCCGAGATGCATCCCGTGACCGTAATTCGGCCCGTTGATTACCAGAAAGGCCCGGATGGTATCCCGCAACATGGATTCCGGAACACCCAGTTCGATAGCGTTCTTGATCAGTTGTCCAATAGCGTGAGCCTGCTCCGGATCGGGAATATCGATATATTGGCGTCCGTTCTTTTTGACGAGGCGTATGAACTCGGCATCGTGTGAGGCTTTCCCCATCACCTCACCGACATACTGATGCTCAAATGAAATCGGAACGATATTCTTGAGCGGATCGGGAATTTGAACTTCACGCGAGGTTTCGATCCACTTCTCGGATTCAGGAGTGGTTTCGCTACGGAAATCGACCGCGGCTTCGCGGCCTACTTCTCTTTGAGGACGTTCCTGTTGAGGTTGCTCACGAATTCCTGCGCGTTCTTCTGCGCGCGTGCCTTCGCCTCGGGCGATCCCGGCTTTACGGCCTTGGGTGCCGCGATAGACGGCTTCGCTGATTTTTCCTTCGGCGTAGGCATTGTCCAGAGCCTCGTTAAGTCTCTGTTCTATGTTATCAAAATTGATGGTATCCGGCAATTTCTCATCACTGATGCGAGCTTCGCCCTTGCCGCGGGTGTTGTCGATGTAGAGAATATCCACGCGCGGATCATTGGCGTAATGCTCCCGCAGTTTCTTGATCGTCTCAACCGATCCCCGATGTGTGCGGATATGCTCATTCAAGGGAACAGTACGGCCCATGCGTTGACCACGTTTGAGCGTACCTTCCGTCAACGCCGTCACTGGGTCGCGCGCCACGTACATGATATTCACGTGCTTGCCGGCATTGAGCGCCATGTCGATTTTTTCCTTGGCGCTCTTGAAGGCATTCATGTTGGTGTCGTAAATGATCTGCGACTGTGCCATCAACTGCTGCACTTCCTTGATACCGACCGACTTGCCGGCACCACTTCCTCCCGCGGTGAACGTGACAAGGTTATTCCCGGTCGGATCAGGTTCAGCCAGCTTGCGCCGGTAGATTTCCTTGACCAGCGCCGACGCCGGCTCATGCACCGCCGATGACAACGCACCGCGTGATTCCTTGCTGGCGCTGTAGTCCGGCGAGAGTTCGCGCGCGATGTCGGTGTTGATGATCTTGCCGCCCTGAGAGCCTTCCAGCGTGTTGTACGACGCCACGGCCTTGTCCACGTCCGCGCTCAGTTGCTCGGCGTAGCGTTGCTCGATAGCCGTTTCCTCCTCGGACAAGGAACCCTCCGGGGACGGTTCGATGGCGAGGCGGGGGGGCAATGTCTCGGAAATCTTCGAAACCTGCTCTTGTGGCGGTTTTTCCGGTTTCACCTCTTGGGGGACAACCGATGTTTCACGTGGAACAATGGGTTCCACGGTGCGCCGGAAGGCTTCCTCCATCGTGGTACGCGGAGCCACTTTCTCGCCACCGTAGGCACGCTCCACGTCCTGCGCCTTGAGCGATTCCATGATCCGGGAGCGAACCCCGGAGTCGGCCAGTTGCTCCTCCTCCGTGGCCTTCTGAGCGGTTTCCGCCTGCTCCCGGCCCTCGAATGCGGCCATGATGTCTTGCCGTGCCGTGGCCTTCTGTTGCGTGGCCTGACGATCCAGCGCGGCCTCCACCTCGGGTTTCTTCACGGCGGTCTCGGCCTTGAATAGAGGTCCGCCTTGCTGGTTCTCTTGCAGGTAGTTAAGCCACGACTGATCGAATTCGGCCTTGGCTTCCTTGAGCATCTGCCGGTTCTGAGCCGAGGTGATCGGCTGTGTAGCGACCGCGATGCCACCACCGGCCGCGGCACCCAGCATGAAGGTCTTGGGATCGAGTCCGGATTTCAGCACCTCGCCCCATGTCATGGCCGGATCGATGGTGCCTTTATCGATGGCGGCTTGCAGAACGTTGGTGATCTCCTCCTGCACGCCTTCGCCCACGGTTGCACCGACGATGCGGCTGAAAGCTTTACGACCTTTCCCGACAAGGAATCCCATCGGGATCATCTCAGGGATTTCTTCTGCCAGCACGTCGAGACCGGCGCGCATCTGGCGCATCTCGGGCGTGAGTTCCTGATCGCGCAAAGCCGCTTGTCCGGCGACTTGTGGCGTCATGCCGGTAACACCCACGGTCGTTGCCGGAATAGCACCGGCGCGGCGCGTGAGAATTCCCATCAACACCGGCACTGTCATATCCGCGACAGTGCCACCGAGTTCGCTGGTAAATTCCTTGGCCGATCCCGGAATGACTTCGGGTGCCTTGGCCTGCGCTTCCTCGCTGTAAATCTGTCCGAGTTCATACAAAGGTTTCGCGCCTTCGATTATTTTTTCACCGGCCTGTTGGCGTGCCTCCCATGTTTCTTTGTCGATCATCAACGGACGATCTCTGCCAAGCATTTTCAAAATCTTGTCAGCGATCATCTCGGATGGATCGGTGGGTCGCCCTGATACTTCAAGACCACGCTGTTCTTCAGCGAGTCCCTGCATTCCCATCAGCGAGGCCCGCGCGCGCGGCAAGAACTGTTCTGCCGTTTTGGATAGAACATCGGGCCAGTCATCCGGAGAATATGGGAGACCCGTGGCCGGATTGAACCCGGCAGGGATACTGCCATCCATGATCGGTTGATCAGTCGGACCCGCGATGGGAACCGGCATCAGCGTACCAGCAGGGAGTTTTCCTTCGGAGATGCGCGGAGCAAAATTAAAACTCTGCTCGATGGCGGCATTGATTTCCACCTCGGGCATGTCATCGGGAAATTCGATGTTCCCGATACCTTCGATTTCGACGATAGGCATGTCATCGCACCGGCACGATACCGCGACCCGGAACATATCGATGGGTGACGCCTCCCGGCATTCCAACCTTCGGCTGATTCCCGAGGATCAGGTTGTCCGGCGCGGTTCCACCACCCCCCATTGCGCCCATGATGTCCTGCGGCGTGAGCGCGTCCGGTACGGTTCCGGGAGCCGCGGGAGCGCGTGGCGTATCGATGGCTCCCTGCGCGGCCCCGCGTGCGGCCATGAGCATCTGTTGAATCGCCGCCTGAAACCGGCTGGTATCGAACTGGCCCGTGGAAGGATTGCGGCTGTTCCGCATCAGTTCCGCCGCGCTCATCGGGTTGGCCGACCATAGGCGCAGGACTTCGTTGATCGACGGCTGTGCGTAATGGCTTCGCATGGTCTCGACCAGTTGATCCGGGCCAAACCCGGCTTTCATGGCTTGAAACACCACGGCCTGCGCGTCCGGAGTCAACTTTTTCCACGAGCCTTTGCCGAGGATCGAATCGAACTGATATCCCGGCGTGCCTTTGGTCTCCGGACCTTCGCCTTCCAGCTTGGCGATCTTGGCGCGCGAAAGCGGCGTGTCACGAGCCACGCCGGTCGCCTCGTTCAATACCTGTCCCTCGTTCTGCGAGTACAACGGTTTCTGCGCCGACAACAGTTCGAGAACAGCGGCGCTCTCTGGGGTGCGTTTCCCGGTCGAGACGGAATCCACCGGGGCGATCTGCTGCCCGGTCTGCAAGGCGGAAAGAATCTGCTGCACGTTGCCGCCGCCCATACGCCGGCTCATGTGTACCGTGTCCACGCGCTGCAAGATTTCCTTCCACGATTGATCCACCGGCTGACCGCCGCGATAAGCCGTCAACACGTCTTGCGGGACTCCCTGCGCCAAGGCGAACTCATCCGGCGTGATCTTGGCGGCATCTTCCAACTGACCGGCTTCCAGAGAATGCTTCTTGGCGGTCGCCAGATTGGAAAGTTGCGAGGCATACTTGTCCCCGTATTCATCGCCGGCCTGTGCCGCCAGCATGTCTTTTCCCATGAAAGCACCCAGCAGCTTATTACTGCCTTCTCCGAGTTTCGGATTCCAGTAACCTCTCATGAATCACCTCGGACCGAGCGGAAAGCGCGGCGTTGGTTTGGGAGTGGGTGAAAACACGTTATGCCCGGACACGTCATAATCCAGCCAGTTCAATCCTTCGCTGCCGATGTTGCCGGGTGCAGAGGTAGTACCGGCCCCCGCCGTTCCCGGATTCATGATCGATCCGGCGGCACCGTACAGGCCAGCGGTACTGAGGAGATTTCCCAGCAACATGACGCGCGGATCGAGTTGCGAGGCTCCGCGAATTCTGGCCTCATCCGTCACGGCACGACCGCGGGCGATCCCGGCAAGTTCGCCTTGGCGCGTGGCAAACTGTCCGCCTTTCATGGCTTCCTCGAAACGCAAATCGGACGGCGCTCGCATCTTGCCCATGAGTGAGGCCATGATCGCCGCGCGCTTCATATTGCCTGTAACCGCCTTGGCACGTCCGGTGGTGTAGTCTTGCGACACGCGACCGCCGGTTTCCTGAATCTTCCCGGTGTCGCCGGCACTCGTCACGATGTCCTGCAACCCCTCGGCAGATTCGGCGGATACCCGTTCCTGTTCTTGTGCGCGTGTCATCGGATCGTACTGTTCCAGATTCCGCAACACGAGTTCCCGGCGCTGATCCTGAATCTGATCCTGCCGCTGTTCGGCGGTATTGATGGCGGAGCGGGTTTTTTTGGCGGCTCGACGTTGCGCGTTGTATTCCAACCCTTTTCCAAGGGCCAACATGAGAAGCGCAGTACCAATCGGAATAGGCATAAATCACCTCACGTAATCGTACCGGCATAAGACTTCGGATCGAGACCGAGCGCCCTGACCGCATTCTGAAATTGATTGCGTTGCTGGTTTCTGGTGTCTGCGACAGTACGTAGGTTATAAAGATTCGCCACGTCACCGAACACGTCACCGAGGCTCTGCTGCAAGGCCGAGGACTTCGCGGTATCGACGTTCTGCCTGAGCGCGCTAGTGGCCCCGGTAATAGCGGACTGTTCGTCCATGCCGGAAAGTATCTGACTGATCAGGTTTTGCCGCGCGCGTTCATCGGATGCCGTAATATCGGATACCGCCGCATCAGCGCGCGTTCCGATATCAAACAAGGCATTCTGACCGGCCTTCTCGAAATCTTGTCCGTAACTGATCTCATGACCTCCCCCGGTCCATCCACGTTGTGCGAACAGTTCACGCGCCAGACGTTCCTCGCGGGTCTGTTGTTCTTGAAGCTGATTCTGGAAATAATTGATGATGTCTTGCCGCGAAGTTCCATATAGTTCTTCGCGTGCTTGTTTGTTAATGCTGGCCTTGTCCAGCAACGCACGATTGCGGCGCTGACTTCCTAAGTTAAGTCCTCCTGCCTTGTAAAAAAGCCTTAGCTTCGAGTTGCCTTCCTCGGCACGACGATTTCCCTCAATTTCACGCGCCTTTATTTCTTCAAGGGTTCCGGGCTTTCCATAAATAGCAGGATCATCAATTCCAAAAATGGAATTGATCGACGCGATGGATGCCTGATTCTTGCGTTCGCGTTCCGCTTCCCGCTCCGCTGCGCCGCCGTCACCTCCGCCTCCGCCTCCGCACACGTCAGCCTCCTCGGATTCTTGAAAAGAGTAGAAAATTTTCCCCGCCGACGCCATACGATCTTAGCATAGCCGGCTCCTCGATAAAGCCCAAAAATCGCTTGTACCACTGGTGCGCGACACGGTGCGTCTCGATAGACCGTATCTCGATCCGGAGAAGCTGGTTCGCCAGCAGAGTATCCAGTAATTGGCGCGTGGCCTTGGTCACTTCCCGGACCACCTTGGGGAAATCATCGGTCCCGAACATCCACGCCTGACCCACGGCCGGCGTGATGAAGTCCACGCCACCGACCACGGCCGGCGCGTGGTTCTGGTCAAGGCAGCAGTACCGGATATCGGTACGCATCAGTTTCCGCGCCAGCTTCTCGGGATCGAACCCGCCCCACATCAGCGCGGAGCAACTGGTTTTCTCGATAGCCTGCATGTGCGAGGCCACGTACACCAGATGCTCCATTTCGGCCTTGACGATCACACAACCCCCAATTCGTCATAGTGAAACGTGAAAGAATCCAGTTGCACCGCCTTGTCCGAAACAGAGGTGAAAATCGGCGCAAGGGATGGCACTGTCATCTCTATCGGAACCGTCTGCTTCGAGTGTCCGTCTCCTGTCACCGTGATCGGATCGGTGACGGCATCTAGGTCATTCGGATCGTACCGAAAAGAAACATCCACTGTTCCCTCAACCACCACATCCATCCCGGATATGTATTTGGTCGATCCCGGTTTCTTGAAATTGAGAAACGGGAACTCGATACGCATTTCATATGTCGAGAAATTATCCGTAAAAACAGAATCAGCTTCATCAACTTGATAAACATAATTTTCTGAACGGAGATACAGGCTTGCATTATGCGAAACCATGTCATCGATCAGAAAACCAAATTCGTACATAGACCATGCAGAGATTTTTGCTGTCTTGGAAAAGGTATAAACAAACGCGCGTGAACCTATCGTTGCATCCGGGATGGCGCACCAGAATTGCCCTTTCCCCGTAAAATACTCGGAAATCGGCACCATATCATCAGTCAGATATATCTTGACGACTGAATCAATAGGGCTACCCACATCGATCTCATTCAAATTGTCGTTGAGCGTCTGTTGCGTGATCGAACGAAAACCGGAACGCGCAAGAAACATGATGTCGCCGCTGACCTGACGCGGGACTCGGTGATGCTTGCAACCCACGCCATCGACTGGTTTGAAATAAGTGATTTCGTTGTAAACACTGGATGCGTTCCAGACCTGCGTTCCGTCCTCCATGAATACGGCAAGCCGTTCCTGATACTGCCCGAGTGCCTTGGGTTCCACTGACCCGCGTGCACGCAACCCCGTGGCAATGAAACCGGCCTCGCTCACGGTAGTCCAGTCGCGCGGTGTTGAGATTTTCGTGAAACGCACGGTATCCGGAGCCACGGCCCATATGCGCTCCGCCATCTTGATGACGGCCTTGGTGTTCGGGCAGTTGGAATCCGTGATGGCGTAACTGCGGCACGTCCACGTGATTTGATTGGCCCCCGGATTATCGATAACCGTGGCCCCCACCACTGTCGGCCAGACAGGTTCTACGCCGGCCGAGGTGCCGGTGCCGGCAACGGCTGTCACCTCATAGCGAAATCCATTACTTGCAATGGGGCGACGAAAAGTGCCAACCGCATAAGCGGTGGCCGCGGCCCATGCGCCGGGATCGTCGAGATAGTGATGACTGATACTACCATCGGCATATTCCGCCACCACATAGATGTATCCGGAAAAAATATCTCCGAAATGAATGCGCTGGATCGCTTGCGAGAGTGTCGGGTGCGGAATCTTGTTGGCTTTATATTTCGGATTCGCATGGGTAATCGATCCGCTTTCGTAGAAGGTATTGAGGAACCCATTTCCCGAGACAAGTCCTATAGTCCCGCCTTCGAGTGTGTTATCAAGCACCAGTCCCGGTCGTTTGCGAATCACCTTGCCATTGGTGACATAGGCGTTTTTCAGTTGATAAAGCCGATTGGCATCAGCCACGGTGATATTCTTGCGCCGATCAAGACCGACCTCAAATTTGTCATAAGTAATGGATGACATTTTCTTTCTAATTAACGGTCATACTCCATTCCCGCCCACAGATATCCCGCCGGTCTTGCTGTAGCGGATTTTGTTTAGCGGGGAATAATACGGATCGCCCCAAACCTCCGCCATTTCGCTGTTGCCGCTATAAATCATGGTCGCGATGGTGGCTTCTTCGAGGGAGAACCCACGCAGCATGAAATACACCAATCCGCCAATCTCAGGCAAACCGGCGGTAGTCGGTTCCGTGTAGGGAATGATGCACGCGCAGGCCCCGTTTGGGAGCGAATGGTGCGAAACTTTTGCAGAGGTGCTTTCAAACATGAACGCACCACGCTTGAACGTCACCGACGACAGATAGGCGCTTCCGTTATTTTCGAATCCAGTGCCGAGCCATCCCCACAGTTCTATGTTAGGGCCACCTCCCATTAACCACGTAGCCTGATCGGGAATGGTGATTTCCGGTTGCTCCCATGACCAATCATTGGCAGCATATTTACGGCTGGCGGTGTTGTTCCAGTTTCCATCGTAGGTGTGCACCGCGCCAACGTGTGCATGCAACTGTCGATAGGCATCCCATATATGGCCCTGCCCCAAAAATCCGTCCGTGGTGCGCGTGGAGAACCCAAACAGGAATGGCTCATTGGCGGGGTTGCCGTTTTGCTCGAACCATACTGCGTCGTCCACGCAGCGTTTGGCGATGCTTAGACTGTCACTAAAGCCGGAGTGATAGCCGAGTCGCCCGCAGGGTGTCTGTTTGTAATGCGGTGCGCCCCAAATTGTATTATTAGCGGCGTTGCGAATGTCGTAACAAAATGGAGGCGTTGCATTGTTCGCCACACGCAGCCGGACCCGATACCACGGCTCTTTTGTAGCATCCTCACCGGGACCGTAGGTTTCAGTGGCATAGTTCGGCAAGCCACATAATGGCCCCTGTGTGGCCGCTCCCGCGAGAATGCGGGTCGAGTCTCCTACGACCCGGCACAATGCTTTGTTCGGGTATGTCTCCGCCGCCCCCGTGCCGTAGCCGCTGGGGCAGTTGATGCTCAATAACACACCCTCGATAGCGTTGGCGGTTATGTATGCGTCAATAGCCGCCAGCGCACCCGCGCGAAACGCATCACGCCCGGTTGGTGCCGCGATGGTATCCACAGAGCCAAAATCAAAACCCTGCACATGCACCGGGTCCAAGTTTCGCATCGTGGCGTAATACTCCGCCGCCTCCTGCGAGTCAGCACGCGCTTGGGCGCTTATTCCGGCAGCGGTGTTATAACACACCAGTATTTTCTTGGGATTGATAATCATGTACGCAGATACCACTCCGGAGGCAGCCCCAGTGTCGGGTTGGCGACCATCCACGCGATGGCGCGCTTGCATTCGTCCGCCGAGGGAATGGTCGTCCAGTGCAGTATGTAAATACCGTAGTATGGCCCAGCGTCGATCAAAGACGCATCCTGTGTCAAGGCGTCCCATGTGCCGGCCAATGTACCGATAGCGACCGTCGTGGCGGCTGTTTCGTAGGTGCTGCCGCTGTAGGCGTGTACCGCCCCGGTATTGGCGGCGCAATTAAGCGCCAGCAGCAAACCCCCGGACGAAATGCCCGCTATCGTCAAGTTAGGGCCAGTATGGGTGTTTGCTGGCGTGCGCGTGATGGGTTGCCCACCCGCTGTTTTTATTCCATAGCCCACACTACTTCCGAAGTTAACTACTCCGGCATCGGCCAACGTGCCGATAATGATCAGCATCGGATTCTTGCCGGTCGCCAGCGGCGAGGGCAGCGTACCGGTCAGGCTTGTCACCGCCCCGGTGCCGCCGGTGAAGGTGCCGTTGCTGTTGTTGACGAATCCGCCGCCGGACTTGTTGAGGCTCACGCCGCCGATGATGTCTTGACATTGCGTGCCGGACAGCACCGACTCGGGGCGTAACGCTAGCACACAGGCGGGAAAGTTCGCGGCGGTCAGCGCCAGATCGTCTACCGCTGAATTAGGTTTAATAGTTTGCATGTCAGTTGGCTCCAATCCAGATATTCAGTGCGGTGCCATCCACCGAGCGCACGTCCACCCGACCGCCGCCGGAGGTGCCGTTGATCAGTGCATCGGTCAGCGGAATCTTGACGAACTCTCCCAGCGGGATGGGAATAAACTGCGCGTCGGCGGTGGCCGAGGAAGGCGGGTTGCTGGTCGTGCCGAGATTGCCATCGGCTTCGGTGTCGTTCTCCGCGTCCAATGACAACACGGCATAGACATCCTTTTCCGCGCCCGCTACCAATGTGGTGCCTTCTTCCAGCATCGCCAGCACAGTGAGATAGGTAATGTTGCTTCCGGCGGGCCATTCAACTTTTTGCCGCGAGGTGACGTTGGACAGCGCGCGGTTGCGCGCTTGCGCGGCGGGGCCTTCGCCAGCCACTTGCACCCGCGCCGAACCGGCGATGCCTTGCATTTTCTCCCACGCGCCGGTTCCACTCGGTCCGCCGGTGGGGTTCCAGTAATATAGATTTGTATCCATGCTTCGCTCCTCTTACACGACTCTCGGTTTCGGATCGGGTTCGCGTACTCGCTGACCACGAATATAACGGTTGTTCCCGTGCTGGTTGCCGCGGATCAAATTCATTCTCAGGGTGAAGGCGTCCATCGCCACTTTCGCGTCAGATTTTCCGAGATGGGCCTTACCCATCGCAATGCAATACAGAATAATCAGACGATGATCCATCGAGGACTTGTCCGCGTCGGCTACGAACGGCGTGAGGATGAGTTGCCCTTCGATGCTCATGGGATACACCGCGTCCGGTTGCGGCCAGATTTCGATCTGCGCCTTGGAGGTATCTGGGTTGTACCGGAGATCGTACTTGCGCGGGTAGGTCTGGATTTCCGTAAGAGAATCGTGGTACTGGGAAATCCCCTGCTCGACCGGAATCCACAGGTTCGGCACAAAGACATTCACCTCGTCGATGTGTTCCGGATTCAGGTTAGCCGGGATGTCATACCACGTCTCCGGAGTGGGAACGATGGAGGTATTGAACTCGAACTTGGTCTTGCGCTTCACGTCCGGGAGCATTTCGTAAATCTGCTCCTGCGCCTCATCCAGCATATCGTCCAGATAAGGCGCAAACTTTCCTGCCGCCGGACCCAGCCCGCCGAAACCGAGGCGATTCAAGCATCGCTGCTTGATCTCGCCCCGTGTCATGTAAACCGGCGCGGGCATTTAATTACTCGGTGGCAACTTCCGTTTCTTCGGCTTCCTCGTCCACCGATTTCAGCAGGGAGATGAGGCGTTTCTTGGTGGCCGTGGGCGCATAGTCGATTCCGACTTGATCCAGCTTCTTGCGAAGCTGCGCCACGCCCAGTTTTTCCAGATCGCCTGTCGGTGCCTTGGTCTCGGTATCGGCCCCTTCCAGTTCGAGTTCGCCTTCGAGGTCTTTGGTCACGGATTTGAGATCGCGTCCGCGGTTGCCGAAGATGGTCTCGACATAGCGGATTTTGGTTTCCGGGTCAGCCCCGTACTTTTCGTCCATGCGTAGCAGTTCCGCGGCGATGTTGTATTCCATATTGCCGTTGACCTTCACGATCACGATTTCCGCCTTGGGGTTGGCTTCCTCCATGACCAGCTTCTCGAACAGCGGCATGGTTAACGGGATGTGCGTGGTGATGTCACGCTTCATCATGACAACGACTTCTTTGGTGATGATGGTTGCAGATTTACCCATGTCAAAGTCTCCTTTGTTCAGCGCCAGTGAAAGAAAAACCCCGTTAGCGGCGGCGCACTTTCTCGGATCACGGGGCAACAATCCTCGAAAGTTGGGACTCGTGTTACGCAGCGATATCCTTGTCCACAGCCAATACCGCGTGCGCGCTGCGACGATCCGTGACGAGCGAACCGCGCCATGTCAGGCCGAAGTAATACTCGTACTTGTCATACGCGCGCGGCGGTTTGCGGGTGATCATGTCCTGTCCGTCGAGCGGGCGCAGCATGAGCCGCTTGGTGTTGATGAAGTAGCAGCGACGACGCCATGCCGGTTGCGTGGCGGCGCCGTCCGCGGCGGTCAGGTTGTCGAACTCCGGATTCCACAGGATGGGAACCCCGTGAAACCGCAACCCGGTATCGACGCCCTTGCCGGTGCCCGTGCCGATCTCGGTGGCCTTGTTGTCGAGCGCCCCGTAATTGACACGACCGTACT